CGTATTATAAATGTGTGTTGGTGCACGAGCGAGAGCGAACATGTATTTATAATAGGGGTATTAACTTTAATTAACTTATATTTAGGCATCGATCTTCTTAGCGGCGGGCTTAGCAGCAGGCTTCTTGGCAGGAGTCTTAGCAGCAGTAGCCTTAGCAGCGGGAGCCTTAGCAGCGGGGGCGGCAGAACCGGCGGGACCAGCGGGGCCAGTGGGGCCAGTAGCACCCTTAGGACCAGCGGGACCTGGGGGACCATGAGGGCCAGCGGGACCTGGGGGACCCTGGGGGCCAACTCCACCGGCACCACCACCACCGGAACCACAACCATCAACCATCTTTAGGAGTAGATTGAAAAGACGGGTCTTATCAATACGGACACTTTGCATTTCCTGTTCAATTTCTTGGCGAAGTGAAGACATTTTACTATATATAAAAGAAAGATTATCTTTAAACCTAGATGATTGTAGTGGGTCCGCATGCAAAAACAGGTATTGGTCAACATGCCATGAAATATGTAAAACTGTTCTTACCAAATGGTGAATATTACCAATTGGGTCAAAAACTTCCCGAGACAGAAAATGGCCTGATATTTGTAATTCCTACTCCTGATCAGATTGAGTACATCAAGTATGCGAAAACACGAGTAAAAAATCTAGCTTGTATGACAGTCTGTGAAACTGAAACTGTACACGAAGACTATGGTCTAATTATGAAAGAATTTAAGCGTGTAGCTGTACCAAGTGAATTCTGTAAACGGGTTCTCTCTCGACAGTTTCCTGATAATGAATTTTACGTTATACACGCACACATTCCTGAACCAAAGGAAAAGCCATACATCTTCTACCACATTGGAAATATTATGGATCCTAGAAAGAAGTTCAAAGACATTCTTCAGGCTTTTGTGCGACTGAATGAACCAAATACACGTCTCGTAGTCAAAGCCACGAGTAATCAAGCTGTACATATCCCATTCCCAAGAGTTGAAGTTACAAATGATATGTTAACGGATGAAGAAATGGATAATCTTCATAACAAATGTGATTGCTACGTGAACTTTTCACACTCAGAGGGTGTTGGTATGGGTGCGGTTGAGGCTGCGATGCGAGATAAACCAGTGATTATAACAAATTACGGTGGAGCATCAGAATATATCAAAACACCTTATACAATTGACTGTGGACTTCAAGAATTGGAGAGGGACGATTTTCTCTTCAAAAAAGGTATGGTTTGGGGTGAACCAAACTTTGACCAACTCTTGGAGTTCATGAGACATGCGTATGATAATCGTGTTAGAGAGATGGATCACACTCATACACGAAATTTAGTTGGACGGAAGAACGTCTTGGAGGAGTTTGTTATCAACGTAATTGGTGGTGAGAACAATAAGACCAATGAGGATGGTACCGTTCATGATTGAATCTTTTTGTGCAATCAGATACATCACAAGATCATCAATAAAACCTATACCAGTTGGCTTTGTCATTAGACGAGGCACGAGAACGCTTATAATGAGATAGAGAGACATTGATATTATTACAGGTCTGAGACTTTCCTGATCCAACATGATCTTTATATTAACTACCTATTTTAATTTTTCTACCAATACCACTACCCTTGTCAATTCTGTGTTTTTTACAGAAACCCCCACACACAGCTTTGAATGAACAAGGTTTTCCCGCCATTGTCGTAGCTTGACAAAGTTTAACTTGGTTGCGTTGTTCGTTTACAACTGTCGGAGCCTTGTCCAAAATGATGATTTGCCTACTATCCTTCTTCTTCTCATGATTCTTGTAGGACATTTTCATTTTCCAAGTAGCATCTGCCAAACTTTCACATTTTTCATTTGCCTCATCAATGCGATACATTTTCATCGCATCCTTGAGACATTGGTTCCAGAGGTCATTTCGTACAATCTCCATATTTGTAGATTAAGTTGATTTTTCAAATCATCAAGTTTTACTTAGGTACTCATTGGGATTCACCACCAATTTCTGAAAGATACATATCTACACGACCAGCAAAGTCTGGGAATTTTTCAGTCGTCTGTTTAGTCACCATATCTTGTACATTTGTAACGTGTTCCACAAACTTCTTAACATCTATACCCGTGGCATTGTGGATTTGTGAATCAGAAGCAATATCCTTGAGTGCGTAGAGATAAGCCACGGCGTAATTCGCGTGAAGAATGGCAATAGCTGGAGACTTGTCCTGTTGTGCGGCAGTAGCGTAGCGGGCAGATTGTCTTACCAATTTTTTGATGGAATGTGTCAGCCCTCTCGACTTATTTTGCATCACCAGTACGAGAACAAATATGGCGATTATGAAGAACGTGTACATGTCTTCTTAAGGTAACTAAAGAAAAATTATCATTATAATTTATGGCAGTAGATCAAGATCTACTCATAGTGATGAATACAATTGATGAGACTAGGGATCACATGTCAGAGGGGAAATATCTCAAAACATGTGATTCATTAAAACGAATTCATAAAAAACTACAAAGACCTTCTTTACCACATCTAAATGAAATACGGATACCAATCACCAAACAGATACTATTTTTATTCACGGGAACTATATCTGTTTTGAAACTTCTTGAATCTGTTAAAAAGAAGATCACGGCTTAGTAGTCTTTTTACCACGCCTAACTTTTAAGATAAGTTTGGGTGGATACTTCTTAATGTTTTTGAGTTTGAATACCTTGCGTGTCAGAGGACTGGGTCTTTCGGCATTTAGGCCCATCTTATCCGAAAACGCCAAGTAATTCTTCAAACCATCCCTATCATAAACATGAAGAATCTTACCATTCTTAGCCACGTTCGTTTTGAGATAAGCTCTCTTGGATGGCTTTATATTGGTTTTGTTACCCGGGGACATTTCACGATTTAACCACGTGGCAACATTCTTGTTTTTGGGGCTATTTTTGGTTTTATTATTGTTATTTTTACCGTTATTATTCAACATGTTTAGATACTTTCTTTTCATATTTTTCAGCTCTTGTTCAGCTTTTTTTAGTTGAGCACGATTGTTATTATTCGTCATCTGATATAAGCTGAGATTTTTTACCTAAGTTAGAGTTTTGAGTTGTAATAAAATCAAGAAAGTATGGAGAGCGTCCAAAAGCTCACCCACATTGAACATGTTCTCAAGAGACCTGACTCATATGTTGGTCCAGTAGACCTGAGTACCGAGGCGTATTGGATTCTCAACGGTAACAAATCAAAGTTTGAGAAAAAGAACATCAAGTATTCCCCAGCTCTCTTGAAAATCTTTGATGAGATCCTCGTTAACGCAATTGATCGCAACTCTACACACCCCAAGAATGTTTCATCCATCGCCGTCTCTATAGACAAAGAGACTGGTGCTGTGACTATTGAAAACAATGGACCTCTCGGGGGTATCAGTGTTCGCATGCACGAGAAGGAAGGTATCTGGAATCCTGAATTGGTCTTTGGGCATCTCCTAACAAGTACAAACTACGACGACTCTCAAAAGAGAATTGTTGGGGGCCGCAATGGTTATGGAGCCAAGTTGACGAATATTTACTCATCGGAATTTTCAATTGTCATTAAGGATCATGAGACAAAGCAAACTTACTCACAGAAGTGGTCTAACAATATGACCGTCTGTGAACCACCAAAAATCAAAAAACATTCAGGTGCCACATCATCCGTGGCCGTAACGTTCACACCAGATTGGAGGCGTTTTAAGATGTCTAAGATGGATAACACAATCTACAAGATTTTCCAAAAGAGAGTCTGGGATGCCAATATCTGTACAACCCCAAACTGTAAAGTAAAGTTCAATGACGAGGTTCTCCCAAAACAGAACTTTGAGGCTTACGCAAAAATGCACACTGGTGTAGATAATGTACACTGTGTTACAACCGACCGATGGTCAGTATGTATTGGTCCATCCGAGGATGGTATGCAACAGGTGTCGTTCGTAAACGGTATCTGTACCAGTAAAGGTGGAACCCACGTTGATCACGCAGCTTCTCTAGTGGCTGCGGGGATCATTGAAGATATGGCTAAGAAGATCAAACTCAGACCTCAACAGGTTAAGAACACGTTCGCAATCTTTGTGAAAGCAATCCTTGAGAACCCAACCTTCTCGAGTCAGGTTAAGTCTGAGTGTACCCTAAAAGCACAAGACTTTGGCTCTAAATTTGATATGCCCAAAACATTCGTCAAGAATGCTCTCAAGACTGGTATTTCCGATGAACTCACGGCTCTCTCAAAATTCAAGGAAATGAAGGAGTTGGCCAAAACTGATGGTGGAGCTCGTAAGAGTAAGATTACTGGTATTCCCAAGCTTGATGACGCAAACAAAGCTGGTACAGCTCAGTCTTCTAGGTGTACACTCATCGTTACAGAGGGTGACTCGGCAAAGACTCTAGCTGTCGCTGGTCTCTCCGTTGTTGGTAGAGACCACTACGGCGTCTTCCCACTTCGGGGAAAGTGTAAGAATGTCCGAGATGCATCTGTTGCGCAGTTGACTGGAAATCAGGAGTTCAATGATCTCAAGAAAATCTTGGGTCTCCAACAAGGAAAAGACTACAAAGATGTGTCAGAGCTTCGCTATGGTCGTCTCATGATCATGACTGACGCGGATAACGATGGTTCTCACATCAAGGGTTTAATTCTCAATATGATTGACTACTTTTGGCCGAGTCTACTCAAGTTGGGATTCGTTGTTTCAATGGTTACACCCATCATCAAGGCTTCTAGGGGTAATCAAAGTAAATCCTTCTATACAGACTCTGCGTTTCGTGCGTGGTATGGAAATGGTCAATCTGGTTGGCGTATCAAGTACTACAAGGGTTTGGGTACCTCAACTTCTGCTGAGGCTAGGGAGTACTTCAAAAAGATTGAAGACCTTACCGTCAAGTTTAATACAGATGTAATGTCTGATAAATCTATCACCTTGGCATTTGACAAGAAGAAGGCTGATGACCGTAAGACGTGGCTTCTAGAGAGTACCGCCAAAGAAGCCAATGAACTTGAAGTACCTTATGGGAAAGTAAAACAACTGGCTATCACAGACTTTGTTCACAAGGATCTAGTGAATTTCTCACTCGCAGACCTCAAGCGTTCTATTGCCCACGTTTGTGATGGACTCAAACCTTCACAGCGTAAGGTGATGTATTCTTGCTTTCAAAGGAACTTGACTGCGGAGATGAAAGTAGCTCAATTGGCTGCATATGTGGCCGAAAAGTCTGCTTACCATCACGGTGAAGTAAGTTTGGCCGACACTATTGTGAAGTTAGCCAATGACTATACAGGCTCCAACAATATGAATCTCCTAGAGCCTTGTGGGCAGTTTGGAACACGGCTTATGGGTGGGAAAGATGCCAGCCAGACACGCTATATCTTCACGAGATTGACACCTGAAGCGAGGAATGTATTTGATCCCCGAGATGACGCGATTCTCACCTACCTAGACGATGATGGTCGCTCCATTGAACCCGAGTTCTACATGCCTACTTTACCCATGATTTTGGTCAATGGAAGTGAGGGTATTGGCACCGGTTTCAGCTGCTATGTACCTCCATTTAACCCCAAAGATATTCGGAACAATATCCTCAACTTCCTTGATGGTAATCCTATCAAAAGAATGAAGCCTTGGTTCAGAGGTTTCAAGGGAACGGTGTTTGAACAAGATGATGATTCGTGGATGACCCAAGGAGTGTGGACCTCCATTGGAAGAACAGTTAAGGTGACTGAACTCCCACCGGGACGCTGGACCCAAGATTACAAAGAACATCTGGATACCCTCGTTGAAAAGAAAATCATTAGTGGTTTCACAAATAACAGTACAACTGAGAATGTGGATTTCCTCATCCAAGACTACAATGGCAAAGATGCCGTTAAGGATCTCAAGCTTCAAAAGACTTTCCGAACATCAAACATGCACCTGTTCCACCCTACCCGAGGTATCCACAAGTATGAAACTCCGGAGATGATTCTGAAAGACTTCATAACCCTTCGTCGTGAATATTATGACAAGAGGAAAGAGTATCTAATCAAGGTTCTTGAGGCTAAATCTAAGATGTGTGACTACAAGTCTCGTTTTGTGTCTATGGTTATCAACGGAGATATTGTGGTCTTCCGTCGCAAAAAACAGGATCTTGAGAACCAATTGTCTGGTCTATTCCCGGAAGTAAATGGGAGTTATGACTACCTTCTAAACATCAAGACAGTTCAGTACACAGATGAGAGTGTCAGAGAGCTTTTGGCGCAGTCCAAACAGGCAAAGAAGGAACTCGAGGTTATGAAGTCTACTTCTCCTATGACAATGTGGAAAGATGATATTAAAAATATGTAGACAATAGATAAGTATGGGTGAAGCGGCAAAAATTTCACTTAAAGCTATTGGAAAGCAAGACACGTACTTGCTTTGCAAAGATCCAGCGGAGTCGTTCTTCAACCCGAATACTACAAGAAGGCATTCTGACTTTCGGAAATATCACAGGAGTAAGAATGTAATCAATCCGGGGCAGATCCCCAATTGGCCTTTTGGACAAACCATCAAGGTTCAGTTTAATCCCCAAAATATGGGTGACTTGCTTAGTAATATGTGGTTGAGTATAAAAATGCCTAAGATCACAAATGGAAACTACGCGGATCAATTGGGAAGGCATATTCTCAAAAGTGTATCTATGTTCGTAGATGATACAGAGATGGAAAAGATTGAGAGTGATTGGGGAATTATATACGATGAACTTTATTTAGAAATGTCTGAAAAAGTAGCAAATAGATTTCTTGTAAACAGAAGTATTGGTTTTGATGACTCTACTACAACAGACTCTGTCTCAAGACTTGAGACAGATCTAATGATACCTACGCAGTTCTTCTTTGCTCGTAAATACGCGAGTGATGAGTACACAACTAATAAACCAAATAGACCCTACTTCCCTACATGTGCCGTACATAAACAGAAAATTGAGTTTGTACTAGAGTTTCATAATCAATCTTTCTTCACGGACACATTAGATACCCTCGTTCTAGATGATTTCAAACTTATTACCGAAGAAATCACAGTGAGTCCCGAAGAGAGGAATTATCTCAGTCACGATAGACAAGTTGTTGTAACCGATCTAGTTCGTAAACATCCAACGACTGTGAGTGAACTTGGTAAAACTATGATTCGTACAAACCTAGTCCCCAACATTCCTGTGAAATGCCTTCATTGGTTCTTGCGAAACACTAAGTTTGAAAATTTGAATGAAAGTGTCGCCCTCGAACCTAAACAGATAGGTGCTAATATTATTGGCACTAACGCAAACGACGACTCAGGGTACTCAGTGGCTCTGTCACCCGATGGTACAACTATAGCCATAGGTGAACCCAAGTATGAGTTACAAGTTGATACAAGTCCTGAGGATGGAGAAATAGATAATCCCAATCAAAATAAGGGTCGTGTTAGGGTATTCAAATTAATCTCAGGAACTTGGACCCAATTAGGTACCGATCTGATTGGCGCAGGTGACGGAGACTTGTTCGGAACAACAGTTTCTTTATCTAACACAGGTACAGCCCTCGCTGTGGGTGCACCAATTCATGACAGCAGCAAAGGACATGTCAGAGTTTACCAATACAATGGGACAGCTTGGGGTCAATTGGGGAGTGACATTGATGGAGGAACTGTGGGTGAGAAATTTGGAACGTCGGTTTCTTTATCCAGTAATGGCACTCGGGTTGCTGTAGGTGCACCAGATTTTACCGAGGTTGGTTTTACTAATAGAGGTCGTGTACAGGTTTGGACCTACACTATTGGCCCCGGGTGGCAACAAACTGGTTCAAATATAGACGGTGCTGGTGGTGGTGATAAGTTTGGTTCAGCTGTATCTCTTTCCGATCCTTTCACGAGTGGTGGTAATGATAGTGTAGTAGCTGTGGGTGCCCCTGGTCATCAGTCAAGTAGGGGGCATATTAGAGCTTTTGTATACAATGGAACAGCTTGGGAACAACGACCCACCGGCGTTGATCTAGATGGTTCTGCGACAGGTGACGAATTTGGAACATCTGTGGATCTTTCTAAAAACGGTCTTTATCTAATTGGAGGTGCACCAAAAAATGATACCGGTGGCTCCAATGCTGGACATGCGCGCGTGTTCTTTTATAGCACAAGTGGTAGTGGTGCGTGGGTGCAAATTGGACCAAACATTAATGGAATAGTTGCAAATGAACAATCTGGTACATCAGTATCAATTTCAAATACTGGTACACGAGTTGCTGTGGGTACACCAACCGCAAATCGTTCAAGAGCCTACAATTATTCACAGGTATCCAACGTACCTGCTTGGGATAGATTACATCGTGACATGGGTGGAACTGGGAGTGGTGGTTCTATGTCTATGTCGGACGAGGGTTTAAGATTAGTTGTTGGATCCCCCACATTTAATGGTATAGGTCAAACACAAGTATTTGATCTTCCCACAAACGATGAAGAGTTGTACTTTTGCCAAAATCGCTTCAACTTCTCATCTAATGTCAGCTTTGATGATCAATTAACCTTTTTCAATCCTATTATGAAAGATGCGAGTTTTTATATTAATGGAACCAAATTACCAAATGTTACAAATACTAATCACAACTATTTCAAATATTTAATTCCGTATAGGTCGAGATTATCCAGACCTATTAGGAATATCTACACATACAGTTTCTCGATGAATCCTATCAATGTGGAACCATCGGGAAACTTGGATTTTAGTCAGATTCAATCCGATAAAACAAATATCGAAGTGAATCTAGATACTACCAAGGTGGATACATCGTCAAACACGTATGCTCTCCACATGTATTATACCGGCTATCAAACATTTATATTTGAAGGTGGGCGGGTAGTACCTGTTGCTTATTAAACAGGGAACTCCTATGATCCTTGATGTAATCTATAATCTTATTCTTGATACACCATTTGATGAAATTTAGCTGTGCTAAAGTCGTATGAATTTCATGAGATGTACCTGGCACTGAATAAGGAAACTTCTGGGATCTACAAAATGGATCAAAAAGCTTTTTACTGTATCCATCTAAGCTAGATTTATAAGCGTAGTGTACAGTGAATATTTTACCATCACCCGTCTTGTAGGATGTATGATTTTTCTTAGCGTAATTAGTGATAAACCATTCGAGATTTCTCAATGAAATACCACTTGTTTTGTCTAGTATATTCAATAACTTGGATCGGTTGTCTTCTTCACTGTAAAAATTGTTTATT